TCACGCGCCTCGCGGCGGGATGCTCGCCGCGAACCCCGGGGTCCACGGCCCCACGGGCCGGTCGCAACCGGCGGGGTCAGGCGCCGGTAGCTCAGCTGGATAGAGCACCAGACTACGAATCTGGGGGTCGGGAGTTCGAATCTTCCCCGGCGCGCCATCACTTAGCATCGGTCTGCCCCTCTTGTTTTGCAGTCCGTTTTGCAAAATCCGTTTCCAGAACGTTCTCGAATTTGGCAATCGCGCTATCGGCCATAGTGCTGGTTCGCGCGAGATACTTGTCCAAGATCTCTTGTGCACGGCGCAGCGAATGGCCAGTGATCGCCACAATCTCACCGAGGTTGCAGCCCGCTTGAAAGAGCATGGTCACCGTCGTGCCCCGTAGGTCGTGGAAGTGCAGATCAGTGATGCCTGCCGCAGCGCACGTCTTTTCCCAGAGTTCGGCGAAATAGCGCTTCTTGAAGGAGCGCCCGGTCTTCGTCGTCAGGATTAAAGGAGAACGACGCTCCAGCATGTCGAGCGTTACCTTCAGCGCTTTGGTGCAGCGCACGCGCACGACGCGGCCGAGCTTGTCGCCGCGGCGGGCTTTGCCCTGGCGCAGCGTGATACGGGCACCGTCGTAGCTGCTCCACGCCAACCGCAACAGGTCGCCCTGGCGCTGGCCCGTGTGGAGCGCGAGCACCAAGGCAAGCTGCATCTCGGGTTCGGCAACCGCATTGAACGCTTCCACATGCTCGGGAAGCCAGATCATTTCGGAGCGGTCGCCTTGGTAGGCGCGATCAAAGCCGTCGAGAACGTTCGCGCCCAATGGGCCATCTTTCGCAGCCCATGAAAGCACGCGTGCAAGGACGGTCACTCTGTTGTCGGCCTCGCGCGGCTTCTCGGCTGAAAAGGTGTCGTGCCATTTCAGCACGTCGCGGCGGAAGGCTTTGTCCTCAAGCGCCTCATGGGGGCACGTACCATAGCGGCTTTCCCAGAACGTGAGCACGCGGCGGTATTCACCCTTCGTGCTCTCTGCGAGGCGCCGCCACTTTGCAGTCTCCTCGAATTCACGAATGAGACCGGACAGGGTGCCGGCGGCACGTTTACGCATCCGCCGCTCGGCATCGGCAAGTGATGCAACGAACTCGGGAGAGCCAGGCGCACCAACAAGGCGCACGCCGCTGGCGCGGTGGTAATGATAAGTCGCCACCTCTCCGGATGCGAGCCGGCGCCGCACCGTATTGATGCCCCCAAGCCTAGCGCGCATTGCCGGCCTTCCACCGCTCGAAAGGCGATTCGTCAAGGGCCGGCGCCTCCGGTCCATCTTCTCCGACAACCTCTACGCGGCCATCTGGGTGCCCGGTCAGGCGCGCGCGCGTGTAACCTGCGGCACGCGCTGCCTTGAGGAGACGCGTTGCGTCGGATTGCCGAATGAGAGCTGGGCGCCTCGCCATCACTGCACCTCCCAGAGTAAGAATGCGGCCGCGCCCACCTTGCCCCCGTGCTTACGTCGCCCGACACACGGCGAGGAGGTGGGCTTGCCGTTGTTGGGCCGGCCGCCGGCCCGCAGGAGAGCCCCGTGCGTCAGGTTCACTTCACACCCCCTTCGTCGAGAAGACGCGCACCGTGCCGATGCGCCCTGCCGCCGTCGCCGCGAGGCGGCGCTCCAGATCCGCGATGGCACGGCCGAGTTCATCAAGGGAGCCGTATTGGTGGGAACGGCCATCGGAATACTGCACGCGCAGAATGCCGCGCCCGCGAATCTGGCGCAGCTCGGTGAGCTGCGCCTCCAATGTCGTGGCGTCCTCTGTCATGGTCAGCTCGCCGCCTTGGACGCGTACCAGCCGCGCCAGTCCACGAAGCCGGCGCCAAAGTCGAGGCGGACCTTGACCTTGACCCCGTCCACATCGAAACCCGCTTGCGTATCGATCTGCGGGCCAGGCTCGCCTTCCAGATAGGCATATTCGAGCCCATCCACCTCGGCGGGGTCCGCGACCAGATACCAGCGCCCCGTATCGGCGAGGCGCGACTCGACCACCACCGAAAGCTTCGACGTGAAGACATTCACGTCGTCCACCTTGGCGGGAGTGATCGCGGCCACAAGGGTTTCCGCCAGCGTCTCCAACTCGGGCGGCACCAGCAGGCTCTTCGGCGTCACCGCGATGGGCTCTGCAACCAGTCCTTTCTGCCGGCGCATGGCGACGCGGGCGGCCGTGAGGCTGTCGGTGGAAAGCGCCACCGTTCCCGTGTTGCCGTGGTTGGCGTGGAACAGGCCGAAGCCGTCAGAAAGGGTCGGTCCGGCACCGGCATTGCCGGTGAGCAGGTTCACGAGGAACTGCGCCTCGAACGCCGCCGCCGCTCGCCCCATGCGGCGGGCGAGGTCGGAGAAGGCGCCGAGGTCATCGTTCACCAGCGACTGGCGCGTGATGGAGATGATGCGGCCGAAGGTGTCGATCTTGTACGACTCCTTTGCCTCCGCCAGTCCGCCATATTTGAACTCGCCGCCTTCCAGCACCTTTTCGAGGGTCGGGGCCTCGGAGAGCTGGAGCCGGTGCTTGGCGCGGAAGTCGCGGTTCGTGGTCTCGCGGCCAAGCTGGCGCACGGCGGCCGTAGCAGTGCGGTAGCCGTCGCGCAGCGTGCGCCCAACCGTGTCGCCAAGGATCAGCGGGAAATCGCTGGTGCTGAGCGCCCGCTCGATCACGGCGGCGGAGGAAAGGCCTCCGGTCGCGATGCCCCGGGTGCGCAGGCAATCGCGGGCGATCTCCGGCATCGAAAGGCCGAGATAGGCGCGGGCCGGTTCGGAAGGCGCGTGGGCCGGGTTGGCACGGGCATAAAGCGCCTCGCCGATGGCGGTCGCGCGCAAGGCTGGGTCGGTGTGATCCACCCCGAAATTGATGGTGGTGGTGCGCACCTGCGCCGCGCCGGCGGAACGGGTGCGCATGGCTTCGAAGGCGGCGGCGCGGGCGGTCTCGACCGTCGCCGAAGCATCCACCTGGCTGTTCACCCACCCCTGATCAAGCTGGGCCACGGTGGCGATGGAGCGGATCTCCGCATTGACGGCGGCCCGGTCCGCGGGCGCCGTGATGGTGGGGGCCGCCGCGGCGGGCGGGTTGGCGCCAGCCGGATCGGCGGGCACAGTGGGGGCCGGCATGGTCTCACCTCGAATGGTGGCCTGACGGTCGGCGGGAATGGGGACGATGGAGAGTTCCACCGGGCTCCAGCGGGTCGCGGTCTTCACGCGCTGCCCGGCCTCGGTGGTCTCCTTCCAGTCGTGAATGACGTACCCCACGGACACACCGCGCAGGTGGCCATCGAGGATGTCTTGAATGATCGGGTCAACATCCGCCCGGCGGGACAATCTGATGATGGCGCGGGCTTCTCGGTTCCCGCCGACCGTCCAGGCCTTCTGGACGGAACCCAGCACGTCAGTCAGATCGCCCCGCCGGTGGCTGTTGAGGACCGGCGCGCCGATAAAGGCAGACCAGTCCTGTTCAAGGGAGAGGCGCTCGACGAAGCCGCCACGCACATCCATGCGCGACACGTCAGATCCGGTCGAGAACACCACCTCGAGGGTGCGCGCCTCCGGGTTCCAGCTCGTCGCCGCGAGCGGCGCGCGGCGGGTGACGATATCGGCGGGCGCGTTCATACAGCATCCTCCTCCGGGGCAAGGTCCTCTTTCGGAGCAAGCGCGCCGGGGCCGGTGGTGATCGCTCCGAATGCCAAGCCGAGGCCCGCCGCGCGGGCCGTGTCAGCGGCAATCTCGGCGTCCAGAGCTTCCAGATCATAGCCCCGCGCGGCGACAGCCTGCCGGCGGCTCATGAGGCCCGCGCCGATGGCGGCGATCTCCGCCTCTGCGTCCTTCTTGGGGTCCACCCATTCCTGGCGCGGTGTGATCCAGCGGGCGCCAAGCCAAGGCTCAGGGTCGCGCTCGAACCCTGGAGCGGCAATCCGTCCCGAGAGAATCTCGGTGGTGACGAACCGCCGCCACACTGGGCGGCAAAGCTGGAACACCAGCACATGGTGCTGGATGGCCTCCACCCTGCGGCGGAACTCCACAAGGCCGGCGCGGATGGAGGAATAATTCGTGTCGGAGAGGTCGCCCGTCAGAGTCTCATAGGGGACGCCGAGCCCCACCGCGATCTCGCGGGCCGTCACCTTCATGAACTCGATGACTTCAGAACCCACATTGGCCGGATCGGAAAAGCGGATGTCCTGGCCGGGCAGAAGCACCTTCAGGCTTCCCGGCTCCATGCCGCCATCCAGATTGCCCAGGCCGTCGCCCGCGCCTTGGAAGTCTGCCGGCACACCATTGGGATCGGTGATGAAGCCCGTGAGCAGCGCGGCAACCTTCTGGCGCATGAGCTGGGCATCGGACGCGGCGTCATAATCCGCGAGGCGCAGCAGCGCGGGGGCGAACCAGGAGAGGCCGCGCACCTGGCCGGGCACGTCGGCTCGGAACAGGTGGCACACATCCTCGGCGGGCAGGCGCACCGTATCCAGCACGGTGCCGAGCGGCAGGCCGGGCCGCTCACGGAAGGCGTGATAGGCGAGCCGCCGGCCGGACGAATCAAACTCGACACCGGCCACGATGCGCACACCGCCGCCCGCGTCCCGGTGCAAGGCTGGGTCCACCTGTTCCGCGTCGAGCAGGCGCACCTTCAGCGTGGCGCGCTCGTCATGGGTAAGGGTGGCGAAGGCTTCGCCGTCCACCACCATGCGGCGGGCGGCCAGCGCCTGGAGGCCGTAGAAGTCGGTGCAGCCCTCGGCGTCGGCCGCGTCCGTCCACCGCTCGAAGCTGGCATTCAGGTCGGCGCGCACAGCTCCATCGGGATGGGTGGATTGCGGCTTGATTCCGGTGCCCACGAGGGCGGAACCCCAGGCGTCCGCGCCGGATGCCGCCAGCGGATTATTCGCCACCAGCGCCCGCGCCCGCTTGCCCACCGGTCCCCGCGCGGCGAGCTGCGCCGCGATCTGGTTGGGCATGTCGACGAAGCCGCGCCACCGGCGCCCGCCGCCGGCCGCGTCATAGGAGCGGGCGGAAGGCTTGCCGAAGGAAAGGATGCGAGCGAGGAAGCGGTTCATAGCTTGACTCACAGGGTCCCCAAACGCTGGAGCACCCGAGCCTGAAGATCCGAGAAGTCGAGGCCGAAGAAGGCGCAGCCCTCACCCCCGCTATATTGGTTGGTGCCGCCGAAGGTGCTCACCTTGGCGAAGCTCTTAGGATTGCCACGCACGGGCCGGCACACCACGAAGAGATGACCGCCCTCGGGGCGACGGAAGTCCTCGAAGATTAGGCCTTCGAAGCGCTCGGAGCTGGCGAAGTGAGCGGACTCCTCCAAACCGATGCCCATGGCGGACACCTCGCCGAGAATCGCCCAGCGCATAATGTCGCCCCAAACCATCATGCGCTTGCGGTCCATGATGATGGGCTCGCCGCGCTCGAAGGGCAGATCCACTCGTGCGCGGATTACCCGCTGACGCGACTGCTCCACGCCTGTGAGGATGGATTGCTCACGCGGATCAAAGAACCGACCGAAAACGAGGTCAGGGTAGAGCATCTCAGTCATTGGAGTTCCAGATTCCATATCTGCTACATCATGAAGCTATAATCGCAGCTAATATGGAAATTTGCAAGCCGTCCACGGTCAAGCCCGGCTCGCTCGGGTAGCGGCTTGGGCCATGCCCCACAGCATCTTGTCGAGGTCGTCCGCCGCGAGCGTTGCAGCCAACTCGTCGCTCACCGGCTCGCCGTAGATGGCCGCTTGGTAAGAGGCCATGCACCCCATCTTTTTGGCGAACAGGTAGCGCAGCTGGACCGCGAACCCCTCGACCGTCGACGCTTGATGCCGCTCGATCTGGTCTCCGTAGAAATCTATGGCCTGATAGTAAGGTTCGTGATCGGCATCCGTGCCACCATTGGGCAGGAGCACGTCGCACGCATACTCAAAAGCCCGCTGCGCCTTCACGTACCCGGCCCAGGCGGCGAGCAAGGCCTTGTCGGGGTGCGCTTCCGCCGTCACGTCGACGGCTGCGCCAACCGGGGCCGCGCTGCCCACCAAGGCCAGTGCGCCAAGCGCGGAGGCCCTCCCCAGAAGAGCGCGGCGACTGGTTTCGGGCAAAGAGGGGGCGTTTGCCCCCGAGCTGTGCTTGGGCATTGACTTGCTCCGGTTGAGCGTGATGTGCTACATTGGGCACCATGCTAAATTTTGGATCAGAAGTCAAACACCATGCGCAACATTGTGCATTAAGATGATTGCACCCGCACAATGCCGCGCTGCGCGCGCGTTGCTGGAGATGGATCAAGCGGTGCTCGCGAGCGCGGCCAACGTCTCACGCAACACGATTGTTGATTTCGAGAAGGGGCGACGTGTCCCCACCCCCAACAACCTTGCGGCCATCCAGCGCGCCCTGGAGGCCGCCGGCGTCGAGTTCATCGCGGAGAACGGCGGCGGGCCGGGCGTGCGGCTGCGGGACAGGAAGGAAATGTCACATGCCTGACGGGGGGCCATCTTACGACTACCCGCGAGCGGGCTATGAGCAACTTCTCTTTAAAGCAAATGCCGCCGGGATTACAGTTTATTCAATATCAATTGCTACATTAATGGCAGGAAAAGAAGTACGAATTCCATTAATTGCATTTCTTCCACTCTGGTTATATTTTTTTGGTCTTCTTTTTGGTTTTTTCGTCTACGCAATCAGCATGCAGATTGTCGAAGACATGTGGCGCAGAAAAAAACGGAAGGAGGCTCTGGATCTTTTAGAGAAAACAGAATCCATTCGAACGCGGGAACCATTACTTAACAATATATACAATGAAGGAGTAGCCGCAGTCGAATTGGCAACATCGCAGCTCATGACACCGGAGAAAAAAGTAGAATTAGAAAATAATTCCGCTAAAATATATATATATTCTGGATACGCGTTTATATTAGGCACGTTATCAGCGCTTTTATGTGCGATGTTTGCATTTTAAACACACTAAAGACACCAAAATTCTAAGGCGTCCCCTTCCCCGTATGTGTAGTCGACATCCGATTTTCGCCCGCTCCCAGCGGCCTATGATATCCCCGGCGGCCAGCATCCGTTCGACTTCATCGCGAGCAAGCATTCCCGAGTTGATGATGAGCGCCCGGCCACAGCGCTGGCAGCTCGATCGGTTGCGGAAGCGGTAGCCGGGATGCCGCCGCCACGGTCTCATTTCATGACCATTTGCCTGCGCGCGTTTCATAGCCGCCATTTTTGCTTCGGTTTCCTTCAATCGCTCCATGACTACCCTCCCATCCATCTACTCGTAATCAGGCGCCCTGTTTCTTGCCCCAGCCCGGGGGAAGTTCGGACGGGCACAGGCGCGCCTGGCGGCGACGGTCGATCGCCAATCCTTATCCCAATCGCTCCCAGTCCCTGCAGGGCAGCATAGGCGTACACGCGGCAGTCGAGCGCCTCGTTCCTCACGCCCGGATCCTTCCGCCACTCACGCACGGGCACGCCCCTGCGCCAGCTCTTGATGAGCCGCTCGGCGCCGAGCTGGCGGAAATAGTCCAGGTCCCGACCCGCCGGGAAGTGGCAATAGCCGGGCCCTTCGCCCGTGAGGCGCAGGCGATTGGTGACCACCTCCTTCGCCGCATCCACGCCCACGATGAAGGGCGCCATGAGCTTGGCCCGGTCCTTCGGCTTCGGCGGGCGCCGGGGCCAGACGGGAAGGCCGGGGCCGGCGCGCCCCTTGATCGCCCACACCCGCCGCGCGCCGCGGTCCCGCGCGAACCGGTAGACCGTCTGCGTATGATGGCCGCCCGAATCGATGGCGACGGCGCGGATCGGCAGTGCGCCGGCCAGCAGGTGGCCGAAGGTTCGCAGAAGCTCTGCGTCCAATGCCCGCCAAACCTCGGGCTCGGCCGGGTTGCCCCATAGAACGCTATATTCCAGCGACCACGATTCCTCGCCCGCACCCCAGCCCACAATCTCCAATTCGAGCCGGTCGCCCTGCACGTCCACGCCGGCGGTCAAAACCGCGACACCCCCGGGCAGGCCCTCGCCCCATTCCTCGAGGCGCGAGAGGAAGCCGGCCGCTTCAATGGCCGAGTCGTCCCGGTCCTCGAACGGCTCGCCGAGCTTAAGGTTCGTCCAGGCCTTCAGCCGGGCCGGGTCTTCCTTCGATGCCAGGAAGTCAGCGGCAATTTCTGCCCAGCTCTCAAACGGAGAATAGAGTGCCGAGAGGTGGAAGCCAGCCGTGCGGCCGTCCCCTGCGGCCGTGGCGCGCCATTCGCCACGCGCCAGCAGCGCCGGTTTGTCCGCCTCCTCAATGATGCCGCCGCACGCCTCGCAGGCGTAAAAGGCCCTGCCCGGCTCGCGCTCCGGCCAGGTCACGCCGCGCCACACGAGCACCTGGTAAGCGGCGCAGTGGGGGCAAGGCACGAAGAAGCGCCGCCGATCGCTCTCAGCATAGGCCTTCTCGATGCGGGAAAGTCCCGCCTCGGTGGGGGTCGAGATAAGGAATACCTTGCGCCGGCCTCGGAAGGTCACAGTGCGCTGGACAGCCAGCGCAACCGGATCGCCTTCCCCGTCCGCGTCGGCGGGGAAGGCATCCACCTCGTCGAGCACAAGATAGCGCGCCGGGGTGGAGCGCAGGCCGGTGGCGGAGTTGGCGCCGGTCATCACCAGTGCGCCGCCGGGGAACTCCTTCAGGCCGACCGTGTTGCCCGGATCCTTGGCGCGGGCGGGCGCGATCTTCTGCTTCAGTGCCGGCGTGCCATCAATGAGCGGGTCGATGCGAGTGCGCGAGTTCCGCCGCACCATGTCGATGGAGGGCCACACGGCGAGGATCAGGCCCGGCGCATGAGCGATCCAATAGCCGATGGCGTTGAGCCCCGCTTCGGTGCCGCCAGTCTGCGCGCCCTTCATCAACACCACGCGTTCCACCGGGGACGCGGTGGAGAGGCAATCCATGATCTCGCCGAGATAGGGCACGCGCGCGGTGCGCCAACGCCCGGGCTCGGCATTGGTGCCCGGGAGCACGCGGTGCTTGTCCGCCCATTCGGTGACGGTGAGCTGCGGCTCCGGCTCCAGGCCGGCGCGCCATGCGGCATCCACAAGTTCGGCAGTGAGCGTCGCCAGGTCAGCCATGTTCGATGTCACCCAACGGCAGCGAGGCGAGCATCAGAAGATGATCGCGCACAAGCCGGTCCAAGGTCGCGACGACGGCGGCAAGGTCAGTGCCGGTGGCCGCGGCCAGCTCCGGGGCGGCGCGGTTCACCCATCCGATCCAGGCATCCCGCTCCGCCCGCGCCCGGCTCTCCACCGCTCGAAGCGTGGCACTCCGATCGATCAGGTGGCCACCGAGGCGCTCGGCCTTAAGACGGGCGATCTCCGCCTCGGACGCGTCACGGATCGCCCGTGGGGAGCAGCCATCGAACAGCGGCAACGAGGCCACCCCGCCGGATCGCCGCCGGGTCGGGTCGATGTTGGCTTTGACCCACGCCTTGCCGCGCTCGATATGGACACGCCCGTTCGGCTCGACGGGAAGTCCGGACGCGATCAACTGCGAGACGCGACCCGGCGAGACTCCGAGCAACTCGGAGAAGCCCTTTTTCGAGATGGTTTCAACATCCGCGATTGTGAGGCCGGGACGCGAAGGTGGGCTCTGCGTTTGCTGCATGACACCCCTTATTCTCGCTCGCTAAGTTTACGATCAAATTCGGCTAAATCTAACGAACTCAAAAGCATAGGCTACCCGTATACTGCGCTGGTGGGAGGACCCATGCCCCATGAAAGAAGATCGATCCCGCTCGCGCGGCGCAGAGTCGTTACCCCCCTGGCAATCTGCAAGGGGGGTAACGAAGCCCGGTCGGGAGGCGTGCGGTGCGGTGCGACTGTGCCGTCGCCCCGCCGCGCGCAACCCCATCGTGAGGATGCGCAATGGGGAGGCGATGGCGGACAGCCGCGACCGCCGACACCGATGCCTCCTTCCACCACCCAAGCCGGGGATAGGCGTTCACGACGCCACGCGGCCCTTGGTGTTGTCGCCACAGCGCCCTCCTTTCGTCCTGACAAGGGCGCTGCCTCTCCACCTCTCAGGGCGTCGCCCACCACCTGTTTCCCCGAAGGACTCTTCTTTTTCTTCTTTCCTCTTCGTGGGGTTCACCTTTTCGGCGTGAATTGACGGATTGGCCCCTATCCGGCCGCACTGATCCACGCGGCGCTTCGGACCGCGCCGGATCCAGGCAAGCCATTGCTGCGAGATGATCTCGAACACGTTAGGCAGATTTTTTGCGCCCTTCTGCGGGCGCAGAGTGACGCTCAACAGTCCAAGGCGACGGGCCTCATGAACAGCGTTCTGCGTCGTCGTGCGTCCGACGCCCGCTAGCGCCGCGATCTTGTCCAGCGGCAAGGTACAGCGCCCATGAGCCTTCACCTCGCCAGCAACGATTGTCAGCACGGCGCGCTCACCCTCGGTGAAGTGGCCGCGCAGTGTGTCTGGAAGGGCGCCAGAGCCGCCGAGATTCCTCCGCCGCTCACGCGAGGCCTGGCGATCTGGCGAGACAGGGCGGCGCCGCGGCCTGAAGAGGCTCCCCACCCGCTGCACCACTGACATGCCCGGCCGTGGCGAGCGAGGCCCCGACAGGTCCAGCCGACGCACATCTATGCGGCCCTGCAAATCTTCGACTTCGACGTCAGAGACGTGGCCGACCGTGTGCGCGCGATAGACCGAGCGCATAAGATCATCCAGCCGCGCCACTGAGCGCGCACCAACAATTTCGACATTGAAATGCGCAGCCGTGCTCCCCTCACGGCTGACAAAATACGGCGACTGTTGCACCACCCGGTTTGCAAGGTCTATACTAAGCCCTTGAAATTTATAATCCCTGCTATCCTTCGTTTTGCTAAAATTCTGTGCTGATTCAATGAACTGGGGCAGACTACGAATCTGGGGGTCGGGAGTTCGAATCTTCCCCGGCGCGCCATCACTCCTATAGCAGCGGTCTGCCCCTCCGGGCTTGCAGTCCGTTTTGCAAAGCCCGTTTCCAGAACAGTGTCGATTGGCGATCACGCGGCCATGGTGCTGGGGCGCGCGAGATACGTGTCGAAGATTTCCTGGGAACGGCGCCGCGACCGGTCGCGCACCGGCGTAGCTGTGCCGCGCCAGAGCCGCATCAGTTCGCTCTGCCTCCGGCCCGTGCGGCGCGCGAGCGCCAAGGCGAGGTGCTCCCGGGTTGGCACCCCCATGAAGGACGATGATCTCCCTGCCCCTGAAGCACGCGCCGGCCGGCTCGCATCGCAAGCTGATGATCAGGCTCTCGCGGCACGCGCCGGTGGGCCCGCATCGCAAGCCGACTGAATAACCCATTCTGCAACAAGTGTTTAAAGACTGATTTACCGATCTTCCTGTTCGAACGGATCGGATCACGCGCGATATCTCGCGCATTTTATCAGTGGGCCGGAACAAGGGCGGCGATCCTCTGTTGGCTGACGTGGGTGGCAATGATCCTGAAATCGAAAGGAGCAT